CGAAAATATGGATATTCACCCATCATTAATCTTTCAGCTTCTTTTTCAGTAAGATTGACTTTTCCACTTTTTAAATCAGCAACTGATTTTTTAATCCCAGCAGAGTCGAGTGCTTTTTGTGTTCCTTTTCTTTCAAGATTAAAACCAAACCCAATAGTTTTTATACCTTCTGTATCATCATATACTTCAGACCTGAATCCTTCATCATCTTTTAATTGTTGAATACCAGATTTAGAAGTTCCAGTTCCACCTACAAATTTAGGTGCTTTCGTTCTTGTTCCTGTTTTTTTAACAAGTTTACCATAGTTAGCTAGTTCTGCTTTTGCTGCCATCCACTTTTTTCCTGCTGCTGCTTTTTCTTTGGAGCCTTTTGCTGCAATCATTTCTTGGTGAGCTTTGGCAACCTTATCTTTTAATCTACCCTTTTGTGCATCATCAGACAAATCTAAACTTGATGATGTTTTAGGTATTTTTGTTTTTTCATCTTCTTTTTTCTTTTTATCTTCTATTTGTTTTTTAATAGGGTCTAGTAATGTATTATAATCATAATTCTTAAGCTTGCTCCAACCATCAGAAATTTCATCTGCAGCTGCGATAAATCCTTTAGTAACTGCTGTTGCTGACTTCTTTACACCATCCTCTACCGTTTTAAATACTTTTTCAGATGCTTCTCTGGGTAATAGACCCATAGTAAATGATTCTACGGCGTGTGCCATACCTTTTTGAAAACCTTGTTCAGAAAAAGTTTCCTGGGAATCAAAAAGTGCAAATGCAACTCCGGCCGGCAATGCAATTTTACCAATTGCACCACCAGTTAATCTTGCAAGTCTACCAAATTTTCCAAACCCCGATGGACTATTCGGAATTTTTGGAGGTTTTCCTCGAACTCTATCTAAAGCCGCTTGTCTATCCAAACCTCCTCTCATACGTTCCAAATTTTTTCTTTTTTGACCTACTTGCTGTGATTGCAGGTTCCGCGTCCCACCACCACCACCGGTATTGACAGGCAAGCTATTTCTTATTGTATTTGTTAATGACGTTTTTAATAATTTATATTTAAGTGCTTCTACAATAATAGAACCAAGGGCTGGTGCTACTATTTTTAAAAAAGCAGCACCTGCTATATATGTAGCAAGAGCTTCACCAATAGTCTCACCGATACCCTTTCCATATTTTTCAAGAAATGTACCATCTTTAATAGAGTCTATTATATTTGGTACTTCTAATATTACTTTGTTTATCATATCATATAACCCTGTCCAAAATGATTTGGGCAGGAGAAATAATCCAAGTCCAATTAATGCTTTCCAATGGTCACCCATAAATTTCATAGTATTTTTACCAGCGTTTTCAAGAACTTTATTCTTTTCAAGTAACTGATACAAAAACCCAGTCTGTTTCTTTTCTTCGGCAGCTTTAATTTTCTCCGCTTTTCCACTTTCTAACTTATCTTCGGCGGACTTATAGCTATTTCTAGTAAGATGTGTTAATAGAATTCTTTGCCTTTGTAAAAGTTTTTCAGTAGGTTTTAAAGCCATAGACATAGCTTTAAACATACTAGCACCATGACTTTTATTAAGTTTTGTAGCTTGCATTTTACTTATCCTTGGTTTTGACGTTTAATACGTTCATTTTCCTCTGCAATATGTTTTACTAATAGTGTCATATATACTTCCCGTTCCCATGGTATCATGTTTTCTATATCAGAAAGAGAATACTTATGATGTTGCATCATAGAGAAATTAGTACTAATCATATTAGCTAGTGATTCATCGCAGAGGATTATTCGAAAAAAGACTGAAGGCCCTCCAAAACTAGCTCTTCTGTATAACCACATGGTTTACTATCTTTCTTCTTACCTTCACCCTTTACTTTATTTTTACATTCTAACTTTATTTCATGTTTTAATTTTGGCATTGTTTCAAAAAAACTAGAAATCTTTTGAAATTGAACATCAGATAATGATTCTAAAAAATCTTCCATTTCAGCTTCTGTATGATCTTTAGAAGAATACATTTTTTCATTATCATAGATATAATCAATACATAATAAAACAGTTTTAAATATTTTTTCAATATCAGAAATGTCTTTCATACTATCTATTTTTAATTGTAATGTCATATTCGGATATTTCATTACAACACCTAGAGTTTCATTGATACTAATTTTGTTACTGTGTTCTTCGGTTTTCTCTATTTCAATATCTTCTATATTAAATGATACAGGTAATTCTTTTTCACATTGAGGACATTTATATTTTAAATTGATTTCTTCACCTTTAGCTTTTCCTCTTAACCATAAAAAAATGTATTCAATATCAAATGTTGACATTTCATCAATATCATAATCACCAAATACACAATTCTTAATTACATTCTTTGTAGCGGTTAAAATCTCTTGTTCATTTTCACTCTCCATAGCCATAAGAAGAATCTTTTCTTCTTTAACTAAGAAAGGTCTATACTTTATTTCTTTACCATTTGAAGGTAATTTTAAACTATACTCTGGTACTGCAATTTTCGGTAATCCCATTTCATTGACTCCTTAATATAAAATGATATTGTTATTATTTACTGATTAATTCTATTTCCTTTTGGAACAAAAAATCCTTGTGCATTTCTTGTAACTAAATTTCCTGTTTTATCTTTTAATGTATTTATAGCTGATAATGGATTAGGTATATCTTCAGCACTTAGTTCTGTATTGTCATTTACGTTTCCAGCTAGGTTAATACTACCATCACCATACTTTTGTTTATAATCTCTATATGTAAATGTAGCTGTTACATTTAAAATACTTCCAGTTGTACCATAGTCTAATGAAAACGAACTTATTGATTTAGGATATGCTTCTTTTAATGTAGTAGTAAGAATATTTTCATTTTCATCATCTACTAATGTACTTGGTCTGGAACTTTGATTGATTATTTCAATTGTCCCTAGTGCATATTTTTCATAATACTCAACATGATTATCTTGGGGTCGAATTATTCTATTCATCCAGTTTTGCAAATATTTTAATTCACTCATGTCAGCACTACAATAAAAACCTAGTGTAATATCTTCATATATTTTCTGATATGCAATAGAACGATATGCTTTATCTTTATCTGTGGTGGCTATACTTAAGCCGGGAACAGTTGCTTGAAAACAATTAATAAATATATTTTCTTTAGGATTTGTACCGAAAGAATTTGTTATTCTTACTTTAAATAAATTAGGCCGAGCAAATAACTCCTTATTTATTGCATAAAATTTTCCTATATTCTGCATGAATTTTTACCCCTGTTATAAATACTTGTCTATACTGTATTTATAAGAGATATATGAAAAATTTTCCCAGAGTTGGCAAATATAATGTAAAAAACAAGGAGAAATATGTAGGTGATCTCCATGAATGTCACTATCGCTCCAGTTGGGAATTGAGATACATGAAGTATTTAGATGCCCGTCCAAATGTATTGGAGTGGGGCTCAGAGAATATAGTCATTCCCTACTATAATCCAGTTGAGAAGAAAACTAGGCGATATTTCGTGGATTTTTATGTGAAAGTGGTATCCAAATCAGGACAGATAAAGAAGTATATTATTGAGATTAAACCCCATAGTCAATGTCTACCACCAAAGAAGCCTAAGAGAATGACCAATAAGTATAGAAATTCATTGAAGGCTTATGTAAGAAATCAATCTAAATGGAAAGCTGCTAGGAAATATGCAGAAAAAAGGGATTGGGAATTTATAGTTCTTACAGAAAAAGAACTAGGAATAAAATAAAGGGGGAGTATCACCGAAACGGTTTTCACAAGGTATCTAGTCGCGAGTCTTTGATACCGGCATAATACTGGCGAATCACCAATATAACAAATAATACTCCCCCTCTATCAATTACTGCTCAGCTAGTTTCTTAAAATACTCTAAAGTATCCTCAGAAGTTGACTCGGTTGCAGGTGATGCAACTGGATCAGCTGAACTCTCCTCAATAGTTTCATTGTAATCACTACCCGTTCCCGAAGCAGTAACCGTATTGAAACGTGCTTCCAACTCTTGATAACTCTTAAAGTTCTCTGGAGCTAGAATACCTTGAAGTGAATGCTGTT